CCGGTCTTGGTGGTATCCACCAGCCCAGCTGTATAGGGAACATTGGCCACCGCAACTGCCACGATGCTTCTTCCCAGCGTATCTACTGGATGGTGGATGCACTCGTAGCTCACCACACCTTCCAGCGATTTGCCCATGGTGACCACCTCATAGAGGAAGTCATGCACAGCCTCGCCAACGCCTACCGATGCGCGCGGCAGCTTGACGCGCACGAGGTCGCCAACGCTCACGCTGACGTTGTGCGCCTGGGGCCTTGCCTTGAACGTGACTGAGTGGGTGATGTTCACGCGGCTGGCCAACAGGTAGGCGCCAAACCTGGCAGCGTGCATTCCGCTGGTGCAGAACTCGCTGAGGTCATGCGTTTCGATTGATAGGTTCGTGCGTGCGGTGTCGGAGTAACGCAGCTCCACGGTGCGGATGATGCCAATGTCATCTTCTGCCTGCTGGCGCCACATCACCTGCGCTACAAACGGCTGCCGCTGCGTCAGGTCGCTGTATTCAATGCGGAACGAATCCAACAGGATCGTATCCTCATCAAACTGATACACCGCCACTGAGCTGGTGGTGTTGATCGAGCCATCCACCAGCGTTGGCACCAGCGGCTTCAAGCCGCGTTTGCCTTGCACGCGGCTGGCACGCACCAGGAAGTAAGGCGCCCACTTCGTGATCAGCTCCTCGTAGTTGATGCTTTCCTTCAGCACGCAGTCACACTTCAAGCCATTGGCGCTGAGGAATCGCGCGACCGTGGTTAGGCCTGCTGTATCAATCAGGTTGGCATTCAATCCGCCGATGTTGGCAAGCAGCCAGTTGGTCAGGTCTGCAAAGTTATCACTAGGGCCAAAGGCCTGATCCGTCAACCGCTGCACATACATGCCGCCGCGGATGAACAGATGCACTTGCCGGTCCCACAGCGTTGAGCCATCAGCCACCTGCCGCGAGAAGCTAAGCGTTGAGATGCCTGGGTAGCTGCCAATGCTGCCGCAGTTCTGCGGGCAGTTTGGCAGCGTGTAGCCACTGCGCTGCACAATGGCATTCTCTGGGATCCAATCACCGGCGCGACGGTTGAAGGTTTGGGTGTGGCTGCCATGGCGGCAACCGCCGGAGAACACATCACGCACCGGGATCGAATCCATCAATCCCTCGCCCAAGACCAGCAAGTAGAACGCTGTGACTTGGTTGGTGGCGCTGTTCACGAATCGCGCTTCAGTAGCGCTGGGGCTGATCAGCACACCGCCAACACCGGCCACCTGGCGGCAGAAGACGATCGGCACCACATCACCCAGGCTGGCGGCTTTCTGTGCCACGTCCAGCGGCCTGGTCACCGCCGCCGGTGGTGACGTGGCAGGTGGTGGCACGATGCCGGTCTGAATGCTCATGACCGGCGCTGGGTTCAGGTCCTGCGCAAAGAACGGAATGTCAAGCGCTTTGCCGCCACCGCTAGGCGCGGCTGATGGAGCGCTAAGCGTGGTCGATCCTCTGAATGTCATGGCCGGAACCCAGTGCCCATGATCGCGCTTGTCAGCGTGCGTGGTGGCACCTGAGCGCCAACAGCGGCAACCGGTGCGCCCAGGGTCATCTCAAGACTGGTCAAGCTGCCACCGCCGCCCACCACCTGACCGGTATATGACGCGATCAGCTCCTGCCCTGTTTGCGGGACATCGTTCCCGTTGAGCGCATCGAACTGATAGGTGGTCAGATCCACCAGGTAGGCATTCTGAAGTGCTGCTTCAAATGCCGCCACCACAATGCCGGTTGCAGGCGCTGTGATGCTGATGTCAGATTCAACGCCGCTGGCGCCTTCTGTAAAGCCCTGCGCTGTGAATGCAACGCTGAGCCAGAGATCACCATTGAGCAGCACGGCCTTGCTGTAGTAGCTCTGCCAGCGGCTGATGGTGACACCAGCGGCTGAGTAAATCCGAAGGTACTGGGCTTGCGCGCGTGCCATCAGGCCAGCCCCACTGAGATGCGCGTTGCTGGATTGCGCAGGCTGCTTAGCACGCTCCTGGCGGTGGCCTGCATGGCGGCCTGCATGTCGCTGATGGTGACGTACTGCTCACCGCCGAACTGAACAACCGGCCCGGTGGTCACGTTAATGCTGATGTCGCGCGTGCCAGCTGTGACGCCCTGCGCTTTGACCATGAAGCGGTCAAGCGCTTTGTCCATCTTGGACTCTGGGATGATGTATTCAGATTCTCCGCCTTCACCCACCATTGCGATGGTGGGTCTTGTGACCAAACCACCTTCAGCAAATGCTGGAACTTTGATAGGTGTCAACAGTGGCAGCAATCGCAAGCCAAGGAATGGGATTTGTTTCAACCCTTTAAGGATGTTATTCAATGCTGCAATCCAGTTATTGAACAGCTCTGCACCAAAGCGAAACGCACCGGCGATGATGCCGCGAACGACGCCGGTGACTGCACCAAACACTGTGACGACGGCTCCTTTTACTTTGCCGAACACTCCTGTCACAAAGCCCGCGGCTTTTTCCCAGTTGCTGCGCCACCACTTGAAGTAGTTCTGAATTGGCTTTTTCAGGATGTTGTTCACAAAGCCATCCCATCCTTTCTTAAACACACTGCCAAGCCAGGCGATGAACTTGCCCAGCGGCTCGCGGAATGCAATGGCCATTGCCACCACCGCCGCCACGGCCAGCACCGTCCAGCCGACAGGGCCAGAGAAGAACGCCAGCAGCGCTGGCAGCACGGTGCCGCTCAGGAAGGCCAGCAGGCCTGAGAATGCAGCGCTGATGACGCCCATCGCGGGGCCAATAGCCCCTGCCCAGCCGGCGATGGTGGCGCCAAGCTGCAACGCTGCAATCCCTTTGATAACGAGCGTTGCACCACTAAGGATCTGCACCAGCGGGCCAAGCGCGATCACCAGGCCGACAACGGCTGCGATGGTGCCTTGCATCCAATCCGGCAGGCTGCTGAAACCAGTGGCCAGCGAGATGACCAGATCAGTGATTGTGTTGAGCACTGGCATCAATACAGTGCCAAGCTTCACGCTGAGCTCAAGCAGCTTGGTCTGAAGCACCACCAGTTTGTCATTGGCATCATCAGCACCTTTGGCAAACTTGGTTGTCATGGTGACGCCAAGGCTTTCTACTGCTTGGCGGCCACCATTAAGCAGTGGAATCATGTCCGCGCCAGACTTGCCAAATAGCTGGATGGCAAGCGTTGTTTTTTTGGCGTCATCTGGCATGGCCTTGAACTTGTCGGCTACTTCGAGCATCACCTCATCAGTGCTTTTCATCTTGCCGCTGGTATCCACCGCACTCAAGCCAAGCGCTGCTAGAGCCTTCGCCACACCTTTCGGGCCTTCGGCTAATTCCTTTAAGGACTCGATCTGTTCTTTGCTTGATTGCTTGATCAGCTTTACCTGGCCATCGGCGTGCTCTTTGGTCAGGTTCTTCTCTGTATTGATCCGGGTCTTGATCTGTTCTTCTTCGGCACGCTTGCGCTCTTCAAGCGCATCTTCCTGTTGCTGCTGTGCATCACGAAACTGCCGCGTGCGTTGCGTCTGCTGCTGCTGGTAGCCACGGTCCAGCGTTTTGAGCACACTGTCTTCTTCGTCGCGCAATGCTTGCAGCTTTGCTTCCTTCTGCTGGTCAGTCAGATACTTATCATCCTTAATTGCCTTGGCACGCGCATCAAACTGACGCTTGATTGCGCGTTCTTCCTGCTGTTGTCTATCTTTTGCTGCATCGGCTTCCTGTCTTGATTGATCATCAAACGAATCACCTAGCAGTCTTGCTTCTGCTTTGTATCGCTTGTTGATTTCTCGCAGTCGATCATCTGATTCCTTTTCAAGTGCCGCCAGCCGCTTGTCGGCAGCATCCTGGACAGCCTGAACCTGACGATCCTCGCCATCTTCTACTGCCTGCGTCGCATCCTGCAGCGCCTGCTCAGCCGTTTGCCCATACTCATCAGTTGCGGTGCCAGCTGCAACCATGCCGCGGGCCAGCTTGACCATCGCGCCACCCACTGCATCGATCGTGGTGCCGCTCATCTTGGCCGCTTGGTCGAACTGACTCAAGCGCTCAACACTCACGCCTGTCTTCTGCGACAGATCATTCAGATTGTCCGCTGCATCAATGGCACCCTTGGCCATGGCCGCCAGGCCAACGCCGCTCACCAATGGCGCCAGGATGTCCAGCGCACCGCTCAGGCCGCCGGCACTCTTGAGCATTCCACCGAGGCCGCCGCTGGCATCCTCTGCACCTTTCTTCAAGCCACCCATGCCCCTGGCAAGTGCCGTCAGAGCACCTTCGCCAGTCACCATGGCCTTGATCTTCAGCAGCGCTTCCATCACGGCCATCAGCGCTTCTCCAACTGCTTGTTGATCTGCGCCCTGGCGTGCAGTTCCATCACCTGCAAATCCTCCAGCACTACGGCCGGGTCGCTGATCTTATACAGGCTAGCAAGCTGCAGCACCACGCCATAGTCCAGACCGATCACGCCATTGCTGGTAGGGCGCCACTGCGTCATGCAGCGCAGGAACAGATCGACCACCTCAGCATGTTCAGGCCACAGCTTGAAATGCTGCGGCGCAAACATAGCCTCCGGCAGCTCGATGCCATACTCTGCTGCGTCAGCCAGCAGGTCATCGTTTGCCTTCTCGCCGCGGAATAGGTGATCCACGGCGCCAGTCAGTTTTTTGCCTTGGCCTTCTCCACGCTTTCGATGTAGGTCTGCACCAACATCTCAGCAACAGTGGCCACCTCCAGCAGCTGCGCTTTTGTTTCCTCGGAGTACGGGATCTGCGTGGTGTTGTCGGCCTCGAAGATGCCGCTCCAACCCACCAGGATCTCGCTGGCAATCTCCCTGGTGGGGATCCGATCAATCAGGTCGTCGTTTTTGACGGCATGGCGCAGCTGCTGGAAGTTGATTGCAAGATCCTCCAGCCTGCTTTGCGGCAGCCGCTTGAAGACTGCCTCGAACGTATGCGTGCGGTAGCGGCCGTTGTCTACCTGCTCCCGAATCGTGATCGGCCAGGAGAAGGTCGGCGTTTGCTCAAGGATGAAACCCATCAGGTCAGCGCAATGGAAACTTCATCGTTACCGCTGCTGCCAGGCAGCGGACGGAATGGCAGCACAATGTGCTGAATACCATCACCGTCTTCCAGCGTTGGTGAATCAAATGCGCAGTTGCTGGCCGTGAATGTGGCAATGTTGCCAGCGGTTTGGCCATGCTGGAAGCTGATGGCGCCAGCAGTCTGCGCAGCTGCGATGGTATAAAAATCCTTTGTGCCAAGCGCAGGAAGTTCAACCGTGATCGAGCCGCTTGGCGCGCGATCCGTAATCATGACTTGCTTTGTGCAACCTGCCAACTGGCGGAACACCATATTGTTCGCCATATCAAGGCTAAACGCATTCATGCACGCGGAGTAGCTATGCACGCTAACGCTGGTGGTGCTGTCGGCATTGACTGCGACCGGCGTTGATTGATTGGTAAATGTTGTTGCCGGATTTGCCGTAGCAGTTGGCGCCCCATAGATCCCCATGAAAGTGAAATTCAACTTAGGAATTTCACCGGCACTCATTTCAATCGCCACATTGCCGCGCACGCCCAGGATCAGGTGCTTGATGCCGTCGTTCCTGAAGTCCAGCGCCACGCTGCTGAAGCTGCTGCTCACTGGCGCATAGGTCACGCTGGTGCTGGTGACAACAGTCTCCGAGAACCCACATGCCTTCATCAGTGAGCCCCAGCGCGGTGCAGTGCCTGCAGTGCCGCTGCCTGCCAGCTCCACGCTGAAGTTCACGCCGACGCTGGTCTGTCCCACCACCTGCGCCGAATTGCCCAGGTAGCCCTGCACCAGCTCGCGGTCCTTCAGCTCAAGCTGGAGCGGTGACACTTCAAGATTGCTGATCAGTACCGCATCAGTACCGGCTGGCGCCGGTGACGGCACCACGCCATAGCTCGATTCAGATTTCGCCAGTAGCAGGCGGTTGCGTGTCAGTGCCATCGGTCGCAGGAATCAGCGGGTCGGAAGTTTGCTGGTGCAATGTCCATTCGGTGCCTTTGTCGTTCAGCACATAAGTGCCGCCGGCAGATGGCAGTGGCGGGAGCTTTTTGTTGCTCACGGATAGTCTAGGTTTTGCCATCACTAGCTTACCAAGCTTGCAAGGCCAGTCCTGTACCTCACCTCATAGTCGCAAGCGATCACACCGCCAGGTTGGTCTGCGCTGATCATGTCAAACTGCACGCCGCGCGGCTCGATGGCCACGGCATAGCCACCTACTGATTGGTCTGCCATGATCTTGGCGTGCATACTCTCGGCAATCGGATCAGCTGCCTGATCCGGTATGGCGCCACGCACGATGATCGCCACACGCACCGTCAGCGTCCAGTCAGTCTTGCAATGGCTGTTGCTGATCACCGCCTGGTCTGAGATCGGCTCCACCACAATGGCCGGCGACTCGCCGCGCGTGATCGGCTCCACCCTGCTGCGGTAGATGCGCGTGCTGACGCCTGTCGTACCAGCCAGTGATGAGGCAATGGCGGCCAAGATGCTCTCGCGGCGTGTTGTCATGGCTCAGGCGCTGGCGACTTGGGTGACTGTGCAGATGATGCCCGGAATCGCCGGATGCGTGGCATTGCCAGCTTCGGCGTGGATGTAAGCATCAACATCACTCGCCGCCCACATCAGTTCAATGTAATCAGCTGCGGCCAGCTTCAGCACATAGTTCACCGTGCCGATGATGTTGCCATCAGTGCTGCCATGCCGCGCGATGATACTGAAGCGGCTATCTGAATCTGCTACATCACCGCTGCTGCCGCTGCCATTCTTGCGCAGCCATACGTTGATGTCATGGATGCTGTTATCGCTATTGGTGAACTGGATTGAAAATGTGATGCTATAAACGCCAGGATGCAGCACCGTGATACGACTGCCTGATGCAACTGCAACGCCGTAGTTGCTCAAGTCGCCAGAACGCAGCAGTATTGCGGTTGGCGTGTTGATCGTCGCCACATACTGCGATGTCGAATCCCAGAAGCTGCCCCAATAGCCAGGGCAGCCGTGATACGCCAGCTGGCTCCAACGTTGCGTGCCATTGCCGATCTTGATATTGCCGGTGTCTGATTCGCGGCCAAACTCACCAGCCAGCAGGATCGGATTGCCTGCAGTCCAGGCCGCGCGAGTATTGGTGCGAATCGGTGCGCTCATGTCTTCTGCAGCCCTAGTTGTACCATTGCACCATCATCAATGTACTGCGTCTCGCGCACCGTATAGGCAGTGCCAGCCACAGTGATCGCATCACCGTACTTCAAGCTGCCGAAGTTGGATGCACGCGCGGTCAGGGTGTAATCAGTGCTCAGGATTGCGTCGCTTAGCAGCACCTGAGATGGCATGTCAAGAATGCCCAGCGCAGTCACAGCTCCGGCAGTGCATGTCACGCCGAAGTCATCAAGGAACGCATCCAGGTTCTCGGTGATAGCCATCAGAATGCCAGCGGGCCAACGTATAGCTCAAGCCACGGCAGGTAGAACGCATCATCTGTTGCGCCCGTTGCTGATGCCGCCGTAATGCTGGAGCGGATCGATAGGCGAATGCTCTGCCGCAATCCAGTGCGTAAGTTCATGCTGCCCCCACCAGGCCGGTGACGCTAGGTGTGCCGCCGCTCAGGCTGACAAGCCGCAGGATTATGTACTTGACCGGACAACCGCTCAGCGCATAGCCATATGTGCCATTGGCTGTGATCGTGGTATCAGTACCGGCTTGATCAAGATTGAAGTAGCTGCTGCCATCAAGGCTGCCTTCAAATCGGATCACCACATTGGTGCCGATGTTGCTGACAGTGATCTGAAATGTCATGCTGACGCCGCCACATTGCACTACGCTGCCAGCGCCTGCGCTGGTCAACGTGCCGAGGCTTTCAACCTCAAAGCCGCTGAATGTACCGACTGGCTCAGGCATGATGCGATAGCGATGCACTCAGTCTAAAAAGACCCCGACCGAGGCCGGGGCCATGGTTGGCTGATCAGATCAGCCGTACTTCTTCAGACCGAAGCCGAAGCAGGTAACAGCGCTGGAAGCGGTGCCGGTCTCAGCCGTGCAGCTAAGACGGATGTGGCGCTTCAGGTTGTCGCGATCGAAGGTCTTCACCTCCTTGTAGGCAGCGTTGCCGATCGCGGTGAAGGTGCCGCCGGTGACAGCAGTGAACGTGCTGTTATCGGCAGATTCCTCGATGCGGAACGTCAGATCAGCGCTGGCGCCAGCAGCAGTGCCGGCCAAGATGATCTGAATGTCGCCGTCGTACTCAAGGAGATCGACGCCGGTCTGGTTGCCGGTGGCGGTGATGGTGGTAGTAGC